TAAATCCATCTTCTGTGATCTCTCGGACTTCATCGATGTAGAGCAGTCCATTGACTGATCGACCGCGAGAGCCGTCTCTAGTTGCTGCGACAACATCAAGCCTTGCTCCAGATAGCATCTCAATGCTCTCAGTTCCATTGGCGTGTCTGATCTGTTTAACGAATCCTTTAAGGTGGTCATTGGTCTCCAGTAGGTGAGTGACTTGTCGGAAGGTGTCTAGTGCCATGCTTCGATTAGAGCTCATAATTAGGACATTGGTATTCCATTTAATTAAGTGTGCAAGGATCAACATTCGCGCCAGATGTGTCTTTCCGTTTTGTCTGGCTACCAGAATGAGGTTTGTCTTACGAACCCACATGCCTTTCTTGTCCACAGTGAGCATGTCCTTGAGCACGAACTCTTGCCACGGCATAAGATCCATCTTGACGATAGCGCAGAGGTCTTTAACATCTTGCAGCTTGTTTTCGCCCTTGAGAAGTGGACTGTGAAGCCGTGGCTTGGTTGCCCCTCGTAGGGCTTTGGACTTTCTGGGCTTAGTTGTCATTGGTCTGGACTGGGTCGGGTCTTAAAGGGACTGTCCAGCATCGGTTCGGACTGCATCGGGGAGATATAGTCGAGAAAGACAGGGGGGGTAGCCGTCTGTGATAAAAAAACACCATCATTGAGCGCGCCCTTGCGTAGGTTGCACGACTTGCACAGCACCCTTAGATTCTCAAGGCTATGGTCTCCACCCGCCTTGCGTGGAATTATGTGGTCAATGTGCATCTCGCCTTCATCTGTGCCACATATCTGACAGAAGCGACCATCGCGCATGAACACGCGTTCGCGCTGTTCGCGGTATCGCCTACTGTTCAGCTTGTCTAATGCCAATTCTTAGCCTTCCAATGATCGTATGCATTACATGGTGTGGAGTATCTGTGCTCTATGTAGGACAAGCCCCATCGTACCTGTGAGTACCCGTCTTGGTCTTTAAGCCACTCACTCTTACCCTGAGGAATACCATAATGAGATCCATTAGCAGCTTTAGGATTCCACGCACTTTCTTTACCATAGAGCTTAGTCAGACATGAATACTGCTTATAGTCATAATGTAATAGATGTAATGCATACTCTTTATAGGTAACAAATTGCATTGGTTTAGATCCACCTGCATCAGGCATGATGCATAGAGCTATCCCAATAGCTACTAGCACCCCGCGAGCTACGCCCCTAAGGGGCTCGCGGTGAGCCTTTGAGAGGCTCTGCCGAGTTAGCGTACCATCGATGTCAAATCTATTTGTAAAAGTCCTGCTCAAAGCGGTGTTTCGTTTCATCATTACCCCCTGTGGATAACTTCTGTGGATAACTATTTGTCCGTACTGTAGAAACCCTTACCCTTAAATACTGCTGGAGTAGCTGCTATTAACTTGACCATTGGCTCATTGCAATAGGTGCATGGGATTATTGGTCTATCGTGCCATCCGTGATAGATCTCTTGACTAAGATTGCATCGTGTGCATTTGTAGTCGTAGGCTGGCAAGTTAAGCACCTCTTTATCATGTAAGACCCACAGCCTGTGCAGCGGTCAATGTCTGCTTCTGTGGGTTCGCTAGTAATGTGACCATACTTTAATTGAAGTAATGGTAAGAGATCCTCTAGACGGATGATGGCGGCATACTCACGCGCATCTTCACCTTGTCCGTTGAGTCTGATAACTCCGAAGCCTAATTCCCCCGAAATGGCTGTCCGAGCTTTCAGTTGTTTTAAGTAAGCTAGAGGTTGAAATCCAGCGCGGGCTTTGACTTCAACATCGAACGGAACATTAACAACATCCTTACCATTACCCCTTCCCACACATGCGCCCTGCCAGACAGTCGATAGGTACTGTGCGACAACACGCTCTGTGCGGAAACCTCTGTGTTTCCTTGCTTGACTAGCCATTAAATGTGACCAAAATAGAAGGAAATGGAGCTGCGGTTATGCTTGCCCCGAACTTTAACCTGCCTTTGATGAATTGTAAATCCGCCTTTTGATAGACGAACTCATGAAACCATTTAGTGTCTGTCCTTGATGGTAGCAACATGACAACCAAGTCATCATGCTCACTAGCTTTCTTGACCCAATCATAAATGCCACGCCCATAAGGTGGATTAACCCAAGTGCGACCAATCCATTTACCTGTTAGCCCATCACGCCTTAACTCGTCTGGATGATCTAAGCCGAACCAATCATCGCATAAATGATTAGTCAGACTAGCTGCTGCATCCAGCTGAAAGTCATGAAAGCCATTGGCTTGCTGCCATAGATCTTTAGGCGTTGCCCAATCATCCGTGACAGATGGTGGCATGTATGCGTTAGCCATTGACTGCTTTGCACTTACCGCATTGCCATGTGACAACGCCATTGACTGAGTCAGACGAAATGTCCTCTAAGTCTCTAATTGCAACTGGTTCATTACACAGCTGACATGGTACGAACGCTGACATGAGATCAACCCACTCACCATTTATCTTGATTCCAATGTTGCCCATTACACTCTCGCCTTCTGTGGTTGCCACTTACCATCGCTGCCTAAGTTATACCAATTAGTCGGACACTTGGCTTCACCTGTGCGTGGTGCATGAGCGCAGAAGTAACCGCCCCATGCTCTGCCATTCTTTTCGCCCTCTTTCCATTGCATGTGTCCATGCTCGCATAATGGTGCTTCCTGTGCTTCTGGAGTTCCGAGAATGTCTTGCACCAAGTCTAATGCCTTATCTAATGTGATAGGCGCATCGACTACCTTGTTATACTCATTGACAGGTGTAGTCCAATAGTCCTGATCATCTGGCTTGACTTCCTGAACAGGTGGCTTAACTGGCTTAGCAGCTACTACCTTGCTCATTTCTTCTCGGCTTGGTCTCTTTCCTTTAGGCGCATAACCTGCATTTGCAAGTGCTCTGCCGATTGCCGAAGTCTCGCAATTCTCCAATGCTGAAGTCTGATTAACGCCTCGGCTAGTAACTGTTTCCTCAGCGTACCCTGTTGCCCATGCAACGCTATCTTCAGCATTCTTAAATAGATACGCCTTAACAATGTATCGAGTAGCCTCGACAACTTCCAACTCAGTTGAAATGCGGAACGCTGGATAGTCCTTAATAAACTTTTCAAGTCTCACCTCTACTGGCTCGTAATCGGCTAAATTAAACATAAAGATCATTTTCCTCTGTAGCTAGTTGCCCTGCGAGTGCGCCATAACTGCAGAGATCGACCCAGTTGTCGATGTGTTGGGCTGATTGATTAGTCCGTGCAAGTTTAACGAGCACCATGATCCCTGCCACCTGATAGTCGTGTATCGGTGTTTGTAGGTATGCTGAGAGCAGCATTGCGGTGTGTTGCAGGTTATCCGCAGGGTGACCATACGATAAGCCACGATCACGGATCGTGTCGGTGGCTGTGAGTAGGATCTCATTAGCGCGCATCTGTTGTCACTCGCTGAAATGACTTAGCCACGATTAGTCCCTCGCGCTTGCCTTCGTTAAAACCCTTAGCCCAGCCTACTAAATACCATAAAGCATTAGCTGCTAAAAGCAGCACAATCATTGGCATCTCGAAGCTCATTAGTTGCGCTCCTTACATGAAGTGCATTCCCATTGAACTTGACCATCTTTACTAAGTCCTCGAACTACGCGCCATGAGTGACTGTGGATTTTTTCGATTGTTGCCATTTTTTTTGCCCTATCTGTAGCAACGCCCTCGGTTGCTTACAGACTTAGAGTCTCACGCTCATCTGACATGGTCAAGCATATTTAGGTAACGACTTGATAACGATTTCTAGGCGTAGAGTCTGCCGTAAAGGGTGAACGATCCGTCCTTGTTAATTGGCACTAAGAATGGGCTAACTCGATCTCCGTGTGTCTCGATGACTGCCACAGACATCTGCCAATTAGCACTGCCAGCCTTGAGATAAGAGGCTTTCTTCTTGTCCATAACATTTCCTGCCTCTAAGCCCCATAAAGTCCTGTATTGGCTTCCTAAGCCCTCTGTATAGGCACTGATGCCAGCCCTGTGAGTGTGTCCACAGACTACAGATTTTCCAAACTTCTTAGCCAAGCCAAGAGCTGTAAGTCCTGCATTGCTATTCATCGATCCTTCGTCTCCGTGAACTAAGACCCAGCCCTTATGGAACTCGAATGGCTTTTTATGAAAACGAATCCCCATGTCGGAGAAACCCATAAAGCGGGAGTACTCGAGTTCTGGAAGTCCGATGAGACTAGGAGCTCCTCTAACGAGAGTGTGGTATAGACGATCGGTGTGGTTGGATCGAGTGATGTCGGTAGTGCCGAGATCCCAAAGGATGTTCTGAGCGAGACTTCGATCATAATCTAGCTGCCCTTCATACTCCAGATGTGTGCCTTTAGCCCACTTGGACTGAGACTGCATGTCAAGCTCATCGCCTGTGTTGAGAACTAAGTCGAACTTCTCGCGCTTTACTAACTTAATAAGATTCTTAACGGCTTGCTCATGATGATATGGAATCTGTAGATCCGAGATCACCAGGTATCTGCGTTTAGTCATCATCCTCATCTTCGTAATCCCCGAACTTCTCAGGGTCAATAGGATCAGGCAGAATCCAGTGAGGATAGGCTTGTGGCTCTGTAATCATGAACATGGCAATGTCCTCTGCGAAACCTGCTCGCTTAAGAGAGCAAAAGTATTCATAGAGCCCAATGCAGTAAGCATCAAGCTTTGAGTAACCTTGTTCCTCTAATGCCTTAGTTGCTTTTCTTGCCATAAGAAAATTATCGCTCTAGAAGTATGTTATAGATCTCATCGACACGCGCATGGAGTCGCTTAATTTCAGCTAGTAAATGAGTAATGACAAAACCAGACAAGCCACCAAGTGTGACTAAGGTGGCGATGTAGAGCTGAAAGAAATCTGTTTGGCTCACTTTTTAGGGCTCGCGTATCCGAATACACCTGATAACACAGCCCATAGGATTGCACGATAATCAAGGTCAAAATTACTTGATGCCCATGCTGCTAGGAATGCGCCACCGGCAAGGATGACAGGGTTTTTCATGTTCTTCATTATTCTCCACCTAACATAGATACTTGAAAAAAAGCACCATCATTGTCAGCTTCTTTCTTAAAGCTAACATGCATGTGCTTAGTGTGTTTGTTAGCCCCTGTGTACTTGCGCCACTTCCAGTTAAGGATTCTCGAGCAGATTCGTCCATCGTAAATGATGTAACTAATACGCTTGTCTTTCTTGGATCTGGACAAGGTACGAAGCTGATCAGCAAGATCTCCCATGATGTCTGGCTTGCCACTCTTGAATAAGTCTTTGTCCACATCAATGGCACGAACCCAGCCCTGCTCATCAGGATTATGATCTGACTTGCGAGCAGCGTGTCGGGTATCACCGATCCAACCATCCGATGCGCGGTCACGATCTGGGAACGAGTCATCAATCTGCTCTCTTAATTGGATAGCAGCTTTAGAGAGTTTTACCTTCATCCAAGTAGGAGCTTCGCTTCATCCTCGGTAATTCCAAGCTTCTCCAAAAGTGCAGCCTTCTGAGCTGCTTTCGCTAAACGAATTTCTGCTTCGCTCTTTGCTTCGGCTTGTCTTAAATCAAATTGAGCCAATTCTTCAGCAGTTATTGCTCTTTCGATAATTTGGCCTGAGTTTGTATCGTGTATTACAACAATTTTATCGCTCATTATTTGACTCCATATAGAACATAAGTGCCGCCATTGAATGTGTAACCCGCATTTGTTGAAATTGTTAGACTGCTGATAGCTGCATCAACTCCAGCAACTCCTAAAGCTCCTCCGTAAACTCGTGCTACACCTGTATCCATTCTAAAACTAACAGATCCTAGTTTTGTGTCATTTGTTGCAGCGTAATCATAGAAATTGACTACATACATATTCTGATCATTATTGTTGGTTTGTGGAGCATCTGATGCGAAACGCCATACAGATTGTGCAGATGATGCATACACAAATCCACCAAAAGTATTGGCAGCAAGAGCAGCAGCAAAATCATAGTTAGCAGTTACTGAATTGGCTTGCAAAGTTAAATAAGAGTTACCAGTTCCCCAAGTAGCACCTTTAATAATCAACTGTAAATCTCTGTATCCTGAGTTAATAGTGCTTAGGACTACAGATGTACCACTTAATGATCCTGAGGCTAATTCTGTGTAACCGCCACCACTTGCAGCAGTCGCCCAAGCAAGTCCAGTTGCAGCAGTTGAATCAGCTGTTAAAACCTGACCATTTGTTCCTACTGCAAGACGAGCAGCTGTATCGGCTGCTGTGCCAGCAATTAAATCACCCTTAGCATCGATGATGGTTGCAGGAATACCAGAAGCATCTGCGACCCACTTAAAGTCCATGTCGGTGTTGCTGTTCTTAGCAAGCACTTGATTAGTCGTGCCACCCTTAAGATCTAGCAATGAAGCATCGATTGCATCGCCTAGACCCTCAATGGCAGTTGCGCCATCCTTGACCAAATCTGTACTGGTTGGTACTGGCCAACCAAAATTAGGGGTTGTTGTTGCCATTAGGTTAGAGCTCCGATCGCTTTAGACCACTGTAGTGTACCATTTACGCCACTCCAGATGGTGTTAGTTGGAAGTACTGTTGCCCATGTCGGGGCTATAAGTGAAAAGTCTGTTGGTGATACATAGATAGTCATATCTACGAAAGTTGGTGTGGCTCGCATGGAAATGCCCTCTACAAAGCCTGAAAAGTACCCCTCAAACATGTTAAAGGGTAGGTTAGTGATAACTACTGGCTCGCCAAAGAAAAGGTCTATAAGGTCATCTAAAAGGGCAGATGGCATATTAGGATTATCAAGTCTGAAAGTAATCTGATCAAGCTGTGTTCTAGGGGTTGAGCGAAGGGCTAGATCGCGCTCGATGATGTCTTCTATATCTGCAAGAAAACGGATATTCGAGTCAAATGTCCTTTGATAGCGACCATAGGTGATAATAGAAGCATCGTCTGTGGCTGAGTATGTGCTGCCGTAGTCATTCCCATAATTCACAATTTCACTATTACGAATTTTGCCAATTTGCAGGATTGACTTAACGCTGGAAGGTGAAGCGTAATTGCCGTCCAACTGCGTTGATCCATTAGCTGCTAAATAGTTACTTCTATGATCCGCATCTGCATATGAGATTCGCCCTTGCTTGTCCTCGTAGAGCGTTCCAAGTGCGCTATCTGCTATCTGTTGGACTAAAGTCTGTGTATTGCGATCAGCTGCATTGAGATTATCCATTTGATAAAGACCAGTATCGATCTCACCCAATCCAACATTCTCAGCATTAGCCCATGTAGTAGTAGGGTCATAATTAACCCACTGAAGGGCAGGTGCAACTTCTTGCCACTCACCTACTAACAGATCTTCAAGAATAATCGCAATCTGTTCACCATCTAGATTGTGTGCTACAGAATTCGTATAAATGGCTTTAGGCAATTTAGCCAAAGCACCAACTGCAAGGACTGTTCCTATTGTGACATAACCTGATTCTTCTGGGCTTCTAACCGAAGTAGTAAAGTCCGAGACTGTCCCACCGAATACAGGCACATATGTGCCACCGCTATCTTTAAGTTCTAAAGTTAGAGAATCTGTAACATCAATGTCAAAGAGAGCATTGGTTGAGTTGATGATGTCCATACGAGCATAACCTGCTTGACATTGGCGATCAATGTCGATGCGCCCTGTAGTGACATTAACTGCCGTCACATTGGTATAGACAGTCGTACCAACTGTTATCCGCCATTCTGGAAGCCATGTCATAGGATTGCTAAACTCGTAGTTCCACGCTGATTGGCTTGACGGATAGCATCCTCGATGGCTCTCGCGATGGCTTCTGGATCTCCTACACCCGTATTAACTGTGAGGTTATATTGAGCAGCAGCTTGAGCAGCGTATCTTGATCCGCTTACCGCGCCTGAAACTCCAGCACCGCCCGATAATCCAGCAAGCAATGACCTTCTTGCTACATCTTCAAGATTAAATAATTGTGCGCCTGTTGTCATGGCTAAAGAACTTTCAGCCAATGCCTTGATATCGGCTTCTGTTTGTAAATCTAATAACATAGCAAAAGCATCTGCGCGCTCTTGCACTGCATCAGAAAGTTCTAACAGTGATTCAGTAGATGCTGCTAATGCATCGGTCATAGAAACAGGTGCGATGTAATCGTCTTCTGGAATGCCTGAACCTAGATCACCGCTTGAAGGTATACGAGTTGTTGATGCTAAATTAGCCTGGGCAAGTAACCTAATCATCTCTGCAATCTTTGCAAGAGCTGCATCTAGATTAGCCTGATTGATTAAGTCTTTAGGTTTGAGTGTATCGAGGATAGACTTGATGTCTGTCAATTTAGCACTTTGACCAGTAAGGGCATTGAGTACCTTAATATCCTCATTAAGTTTCTTTGTGGCAGCAGTTATAGCAGCTTCATCTTTAGACGCAATCGCATCTTCTAGTTCATAGATTGATCGTTTGACATTTAGACGAGCCACATCATTGGCAATTTGTAACTTTTGACTTGATGTAGTTGCTTTGCCTAATTGCTCAGCCTGATTAGTAAGGGCTGCTGCAATCTGAATCTTGTCCATGTCAAAGATTTCTTCACCCTTGCTAAGGGCAAGGTTAGCCTTGTCGATGGCTTGCTGTAGTCGCTTAGCCTTTAACTGTGCTGCGGTTTCTTTTGTAAGAATCTTTGTTTGAGCAACAGTTTTCTTTGTAACAGTAAACTGATTTTGTAATGATTTGAGGTGAGCGTTATCAGATGCTTTCTGGATTGGTGCTTGCTTTCCAGCCTCACGCAATACTGTTAGATATGTACCAAGAATCGGAATCATGCCAACATTGATGCTGCCAATGATAGGCAGATCCTTTAATTTACCCGCTAAGACTCCAATGCCACGAATAACATCTGCAATATAAAGAGCAGTCTTTTCCATGTTTGTGGCTAAGTTTGCAACGCTGGTATCTTCACCCAGTTTAGTTAGTGCATCGATTAAGCCAGTACCGATGATCTCGCTGGCATTGGCAGAAGCGACTCCGAGTTTATCGATTGAACCCTGAAAGGTATTAGCAGCAGCTGTTGCAGATCCTGCGAATGTGCTTTGTAATTGGTTTGTTATATCCTCAAAAGACTTAGCCTTAAGGTCTGCCTTTGAGATACCTACACCAAGTCGAGAAAGAGCGGCATTGTTGCCTAGATACGCACGGCTTAACGCTGCTGTTACGCTAGAAAGATCCTTGCCAGTTGAAGCAGAAATGTCCAGAGAAAGATTGAGAAGTCTTTGAGCTTCTGCTGTGTCGCCTGTAGCTACAGCAAGAGTCTGATAAGCAGGACGGAGGAGATCATCGACAATACCGAACTCTGTTTGTAGTCTCTGGATGTATTCTTCTGATGCAGCAGCATCTCTACCAAGTCCAACATTGTTAAGAGCTAGTGCTAACTGTTGCTGTGCTTTCTGATCTTCTGCTGCTGCTTTGACCGCAGCTTTGCCATAAGCAAGAACTTGAGTAGTACCGAAAGCCAGACCGAAAGCCCCAGCTAGTTTTTTGACATTCTTAGTAAGTTTATCTGTGGCAGTATCTGCTTGCTTAAAGGCTTTGTTGCCTACGAACTCCGCTGCAATATCAATCATTACATTAGCCATGATTTACACCTTTGCTCTCGCGTTGAGTTTGTTAGCTGCGCCTTGAATAGCCTTGAGTACTGCATCTCTAGCCTTGCCGTTGTTTTCTTCATACGCACGGAATAAAGCGCGACCTTCCATCTTCTGATCGCCCTTCATCTGTGCGCCATACTTACTATTCTGATTCTGTACAAAGCGACTTGTTGGAGTCTTTCGACCCATTGTCTCGTAGATTGCTCCAGCAGCACTCTTATTGAATACGCGAGCAAGAGATCTAAATCCTCTGCGATTAGGCTTAGAAGGTGTTGTCTTATAACCAATGCCGGACTTTACTATTCGAGCATTGTAACTAGGGAAGCGAGCCTGTGAACCTTCTCGCGCTAACCATCCGCTTAAGACTTGATCATCATCTGGCAGATAGCCTTTAGCAGCTCTAGTAATTGGCTTTAGGGCTTGCGCAACTTCTTTAGGTAAAGCCTTAGCAAGATCAGGACTAAACTGGCGTAAAGACTTTCTAAGAGCGACCGCGCCCTTTACGCTTGCTGGCATCGCTCACCTCTTTCGCTTCATCCTTGAGCCCTTGCACTAATGCATCGAGCATGGTCTTATCTAGATCCAACAACTGCTGTGGCGCGATTCCCAACCTAATGCTTAGCCTAGCAATAAGGTAGGTGAATGGAAGATCGCGCTTTAAGCTAAAGGGTCTGAGTCTAATACCTCAACACTCTTAAGTGTCTCGATAAAGTCAATCCCGAAAGGCTTAACAGATTCACCTGCTCTGCGTGTTACTTCCCATGCTAACCAATAGACATCGCTCTGCTTTTCTTCATCGCGAAACGCCTTATGGAAGCCCTTTTTAGCGTACTGCT